GGGGATGTGGATTCCTTGGGACCCCGACGCGTACAAGACGGGACGCATCGAATTCATGGAGGAGGAACTCAACCAGCTGCACAACGAGAAGATTAAGAATGAGGCCAAGGCCAAGGAGGAGTTTGAGCGTCGCGTGAAGGAGGCGAAGAAGAAGGCCATTCAGGAGAACATTGAATTGGCTAAAAAGAGCGGCAATGTGTTGACCCAGACCATCAACGAGGATGGTGAGCTCATCGGGGTGCGCGAGAAGGTGAATTTCGACGAGCGTGAAGTGGCTGAAAAAGATGCCAACATCAACATCCGCAATGAGTTGCTAAAGAAGGCGGCCGAGGCCGAGGGAGTGGAAAACATCAATATTTGAGAATGTTATTGTTTTTTACGACTGTTTTTACGACGAGACTGGGACTTTGAATTCGCCTTAATGACATATCCGCCCCGTGTGCGATTTTTGCGGGGGTTTTTGGATGATTTCCCTCCTTTTTGGGGTTTGGGGGTAAGTGGAGAAGTTTTTGGTCTGAAAAAATTAACAACAGTTCCCCACCATGACGAACCCGTTGTTGATGGGTTGGTTACTGGATTAGATGCGTTAATTACTGTTTCGGGATTTTTGTTTTCTGTTGTTGGTACCATTTTATATAAAATAGACACATTTTATATGAAAATCTCATGATACCGCGATACAAAAATAATTGTCTAATATTACCCGTATATTGATACTGCGACTCATTATGGTCGCACATACCGCTTTCGCAATAGTATCCCACGTCCCAAACAATTCGTTGTTATCCATCATTCTTTTTACACTGATAAAAATTGATTCGAATCGAATTTATTGTAAATATAATACAAACGCGCATATGAGTGAATTTACGCGAAATATTGAGGAATTAATACCAAAAATAGCCAATAACAAGGGTAGTTTGTGGAAATATATTCACAGAAATTTAAAACAAAATGTACATTTTATTGAAACCCCACATAAAGGACAAAATAGTATTTTAAGAAAACGTGGAGGACATAATAAAATCGACATTTTACTCACCGAAGAAGCATATACTCTTTTAGAGAATTCGTATAATTTACGTAATCGTAATATTACAGAAATTACAAAAAATATACATGTCGTAAAAATTCTTCCCTGTATAGAATCACAAACGATTGGATTTATTGAAAACACTTACCTTAATTGCGTAGAAACCATTCGTCAATTCATTATTGGTGATTATCGAGTTGATTTGTATTTTCCACACTATAACATAATTATTGAGTGTGATGAATTTGGACACAACGACCGCTGCAAAAATGATGAATTAAAAAGAGAACAATATTTATTATCATTGGGAAATATCATTATTCGGTATAATCCTAATGAAATCAATTTTGATTTGTCCACCGTTTTGAGACAAATTAACTATATAATTATGAAAAATAAAAATGTAAATTAATTATATTGCTTTTGCTTTGTATAACCAAAACCGAATATAGTAGTTATATTGAATGCCATCGAGGGTGTATACATTCTTTACAACTTACCAGTTGCTCTTTTTCACTTTAATGTTACCACCTTTGCTGGCTTTCTTCGATTTGTTCGGATCGTAGGCTTCATCGTCATCGTCGTCGGCCATACTTTTGGACATTTCCCAGAATTCTCGGTTACCTAATTTGAAGGGCGGATGATGTTCCGCCTTGTACCAAAACACCTGGTCACAAATATTATTGGTTTTGGCATTGTTATTCAAAACCATACACTCGAAATTCGTCGTGGTAGCATCCAACACACTACAAAATGCCTCAAATGTCGGAAACATACTGGCATAGTTGTCATAAATTTTTTTCCGATTATTTAAATATGGCTCACGCAATATGAAGACATAATCGATATTTGTTCGCAAATTTGGGGGTATTCCGAGCGGATATTGCATAGTTATCACTAACATTACCTTCCAATGACGCCCATTCATGAAAAGCATACGCATCATCTTATCGCGGGTCCATGATTGGTCATACAGGCAATCGTCCATAATAACAAATGCCCGGGGGTCGATGGTCGTTTTTTTATACGTGTCCAGTTCGGTTTTCACCTGTTTCAACACTGTTTTCTGCCGACGGAGCACGTTCTCAATCAGTACGGTGTTGTATTCATCGTGAATAAACAACTTGGGTACATGTTGCGCAAAGAAACCGTTGACCGCCTCACTACCAGATATAACTGTTCCAATCGGAATGTCTTGATGGTAAAACAGGAGGTCGCGCACCAGATAAGACTTACCGGTATCACGCCGGCCGATCAATACGACGACGGGCCCCTTGTTTTCGTCGGGACGGAACGTGATCGATTTCATATCAAATTTTTTTAGTTCCAATGTCATTTAACCTAAATACAAAAGATATATATTCGTCATAGATTTTGCCAAACTACGTTTTCCGCGGTTATCCCCGTACATTTCAATGAAAAAATATATGAGAACCGATTATATTGCTTCATGACACCGAAAAACATAGAATTGGGGTATGTGAAACGACCTTTAATCGACCTCTACCATTTAGAAAAAACCGACCCCACCCAGTTATCTTTAGAAGATCAGGAAAAACACTACAGGCCGCTAAATATTGTAAATTTACAGCAATATCAACCCATTTACTCCCTATTTTTCGACATGACCGAGAACAATTACAACTCTATCCAGTTAAATAACCGCAGGCAAGTCGTGAATATGACCACCACATTTGATACTGAAACAAATCTCAACACCACCAACGACATTTTCATCAAATATTCGCCCCTCTTTGATCCCATTAAATACATGATTGGGAAATATGGTACGAATACCTCTAACCCAGATTTGTTGCTGCCTACCTTCACAGGTATACATGCTCATGATACTACGACCCACGAGAACAATTCCATTTCCCGCAAAAAAATGGATTCCGTCTACAACGCATCGTACGTTGACGGGTTTTTTTGCTATCTTTCTAGCAAACTGTTGAATAACCACGGATTTAAACACGGAATGGATTATTATGGTTCGTATTTGGGTATCCAAAAACAGTTCAAAATGAATATTGTCGACGATTACAGTTATTTGCTGAATTCCACCTTTTTTAATCTTCATTTGAACAAGTTATTCAAAACAACCCACCAGGATTTCATTCATTCCCTCTTGAATAAAAACTCGCGCGCCAATCGCCACAAACTCTTTATTCAAGATAGCACGGAGAACCTTGACATTCTCTCCGCAAACGACCCCCTGGATTTGAACATTGAAGAACTGGACGCGCCTACCCAAACCCACCACGAAAATTCCGGAGACGTATTAGAAAATATTTACCAGCAAACGGAGCCCGTTTACGACACCCATGCCGATAATTCTGATAGCGAGAATAATTACAGCTCAGAAGAAGACACGGCGAGTAACAGTGACGATTTTTCCACGTCCCTCCAGAGTTCCAATGTAGGAGAACACGATTCCGACGAGGATGAAGACGAGGATGAAGACGAGGAAGAAGATGACGAGCCGGAAAATATTTACGCCTACATTAACGATTTTCCGGTACAAATGATTTTTCTGGAAAAATGCGACGGCACATTGGACGAATTGTTCGAATCCGGTCTCGACGATAAACACGCCGCGAGTGCCCTCTTTCAGGTAATCATGACCCTCATTGCTTATCAACGCGCCTTCCGATTCACCCACAATGATCTTCACACCAACAATATCATGTTTAAAAAAACTGAACAAGAATTCTTGTATTATAAATACCAAAACGTCACGTATAAAGTTCCCACCTACGGTAAAATATTTAAAATCATTGATTTTGGTCGCAGCATTTATCATTTCCATGGACACCGGTTTTGTAGCGACAGCTTTTCGCCCGGCGGTGATGCGGCCACCCAATACAATTGCGAACCCTATTTCAATGAGAACAAACCTCGGATTGAACCCAACGACAGTTTCGATTTATGCCGGTTAGGTACATCCATTTTTGATTTTGTTTTCGACATTGACGACCCCGATCATACCAAGAAAATGACCCCCCTACAAGCCACCATTATGAGATGGTGTACCGACGACGCCGGAAAAAATGTTCTCTACAAACGCAACGGCGAAGAACGCTACCCTAATTTTAAACTCTACAAAATGATTGCGCGAAACGTTCACGAGCACACCCCGCAAGCCCAATTGAATTTCCCCCTTTTCAAACAATTCCGGTTTAAGGGTAAGCCTCATAAGATCTTGATGAATATTGACCTCATACCTACCGCATAATACCGCCAGTGGTCCATACATAAAAATCTCATATTTTTATGTAATTATCCCGTTCTCGAAAAATCAAAACGCGGGGGTATCCGTGAAAATTTCGGGGGTTTTTACCGGTAAACCGCTGTTGCCCGTCGCCGCAGGTATACCAAACCACTCCGAAATGTGTTCCTTGAATTGGAAATACCCCAAAATCGGCAGGAATGCGCATCCGGCCACGATGAATGCGTCACGGACCACGAATTTAAGCGGTTTTTCTTCGCGGTCAACAAAACGCATCTCCATTACCTTTACCACGATAAATAACACCGAAATAGTGATGGTCAGTAATACGACGTTCTCCATTTTATTATACAAAAACCCCCAATAATATATATTATGGCTAAACGCAACAAATATTTTCTCCTGTTTTTATTATCCTTTCTACTAGTCCTTGTCGGAATTTTATATTTTGGGTTTTATCGGAAAACAATCTCGGAGACAATGGTAAATTTCGATAACGCCGTGCTGAAAGAATTTTCCTATGGGGATGATAACACCAGTCGTATCCCTAAAATCATTTGGTCGTTTTGGGAAGGAGGTGATAACGTGGTCGTTAACATGTGTATAGAATCTTGGAAACATTACAATCCGGATTATGATATTCGGATTTTGAATAAATCGAATTATTCGGAATACGTCGACACCGATGTTGCCTCCATACAACATTCCCACGATTTTATCGCAAGGTTTTCCGATTATGTTCGCTGTCTGGTTTTGGCCAAATATGGGGGGTTCTGGTTAGATGCCTCCATCATTTGCCATCACCCGTTTTCGTGGGTACATGCCATACAAAATAATACCCGGGTAGAATTTGTAGGCTATTACATTGGTGATGTATTAGATAACAAAAAAATTATCGAAATACTTCCCGCCACCGGATTACAAATTAAATATGATCCAAGTATTTTTATTATTTATATTGGATTTGGACTATTAATGATTACAGCATTTTTA